ATGTGGGGAGCACCTGGCTTTGGATGGAACTTTTGGCAACCATCATTCTATTGGAACGATTGGGGATACCGCCAACCTGCAAGAATTTATGTTTATAACGATGGTAAGAGAGATACAATTAGAGGTAAGAAGCCTGTAATTAGTTTTGGTATTCAGAAAACAACCGATAAACAATTGGGTGGGTTCTTTACCATTGGTAATAAGGGATATCTTATAATGGAATACAATTCAAGTGTTGAAAGAGATAATTCAACATTCTTTCCATATGGTAATATAACTCAAGTTGATTTTCCAATGGTTAATGATTTGATTCAACGAAATAGTTTTTATATCGGAGCTGGTAAACGAATAAAGAGAACCGGTGTTCACTTTATGATTGGTACCGTTTCCGAAGATGTAAAATGGAGAGGTAAAGATGATTTGGGATATATTACATTCCCAAAATATTTAGATAGATTTACTACTATGAAAGTAGGAGCGTTACATGATTTTAAAAATTTAACAATAAAGTTTGATTATGACCCGGTAATCAATAGCAAAACTTTTGGATTGGGGGTGAACTTCTAAATGAAAAAATGGATACTCTTTTTTCTAATAATTGTTATAACTTCATTTGCTCAAAAGGCAATGGGGCAAACCTATACCCAAACCTATAAGGATAAATGTACTGGTGAAATTAAAATAGCAACCACTACAATTACAAACGGATTTGCAACGGTATCTTTCTATAATCAAATAAGAGTATTCTCACCACAGGAAGTAATGGCAGGTGCGGTTCAAGTTTGGATAACCGCAACTTATACGGCATATTCAACAATGGGGTGTCCTACAAATCAGGTAGTTCAACAAGCGGTAACTCAAGCGGCATCGGCTGCAGCATCACAAGCGGCCTCACAAGCTGCAAGTAGTGCGGCGAGTTCAGCAGCTAGTTCATCGGCATCTGCCGCTGCAAGTAGTAGTGCAAGTACAGCCGCGGCATCAACCCCACCACCAACATCGGCACCACCATCATCTGGTAGTAGTTCTACTCCACCATCTTCTTCATCGGGAAGTAGTAGTTCTGGAAGTAGTTCATCTTCATCATCTAGCTCATCTTCTGAAACAAAGACTGAAACTAAAACCGAAACCAAATCTGAAACAAAATCAGAGAGTAAATCGGAAAGCAAGTCTGAATCTAAAGAAGAATCTAAATCTGAAAGTAAATCCGAAGAAAAGAAAGAAGAATCCAAATCAGAGGAAAAGAAAGAGGAGAAGAAGGAAGAATCTAAAGAAGAAAAAAAGGAAGAAAAGAAAGAGGAGAAAAAATCTGAAAAGAAAAAAGAAGAAAAAAAGAAATCAGTAGCAAATCCAATGATGTTAGCTAGTGATTTAGCAGGAACGGAGGATATGGAAGGTAAATACGCTGTAATGATGAGTGTGGGTGTTTCCAAATCATCTCTAATGGGCGATAAATCATATTCAGCTACCGCACTTATTTGGAGTACGTTGGACCAATTTGCTTTGAGTGCTGGGGTTACAAAGATGGATTTTGAGGAGGGCAAATTAAATGCGATACATTCATACGGAACTACATTTGCTTACCTTAAAGGAACGCTTATGAACCTTAATGGGTACACGTACATTAAACCACATCCCAAATGGGGAACGATGGGATATAATGTGGGTGTTATTACTTTAATGATGCCAAAAATGGGTGGTAGTGGGTATGATGTATCTTTGAGTGCATCGGTAGTGGGATTTTGGATGAAACCATTTCAATATAATAGAAAGGTTACCTTAACTCCACAATTATTCGTAATGCAATCACCAATAGCGTGGAATACAATGACCGGAAATAGTTCGGTAAGTAGAACACCAGGAGCAATCGTTGGATTGGGATACGATTATAAAATTAGTAGAAGATTTGCTCTTTCAACATCTTATAGAGGTGCTATGACCTTTGAACCAAAGTTTAATTTAATGAACAACTTCCAAATTGGTTCAAAGATGGTATTTTAGAATAACTGAATATTTATACACATAAAACGAATATCTTATGAAAAAATTGTTGAATTTTAAAAATATTGCTATTGCAGCATTAATTATTTATGTATTATTACAATGGTTTAATCCAGGTGGAGTAATGCCGGGTGGAAGAACTATCAAAATCGATGGTAAAAAATATGAAGTATTAAAACATACGATTGATACTATCGAAGTTGAGAAAGTAAAAGTGGTAACTAAAAAAGGTGAAGATATTGTACATGAAGTAATTGATGTAGATACTTTGGTTCTTAAAGAATTAGTTAATGTGGATACCGCAGCACTTTTAAAAGATTATTTAGCAAAGGTAGTTTATAAAGATACACTAACTTTAGATGGTGGATTAGGAACTATCGCTCTTACCGATACTATCACAAAGAATAGAATTTTAGGTAGAACTTGGGATGCTAAAGTAAAAGAAAGAATTATCAAAGAAGAACTTATTGTTAAAGAACCTGCGAAAGCACAATTATATTATGGCTTGAATGCTGGATTTAATAAAGAAGATTATGTATCTGCAGTTGGTGGTGGATTAATTCTTAAAACCAAAAAAGATAAATTATATCAATTTAATTTAGGTGTAAACAATAGAACAACCGATGGAACTAATGGTGGATTCTCACCGTATGTTGGATTTGGTACATATTGGAAAATTAAAGTAAAGAAATAAAATGATAAAACTTACTAAATTAAACGAAGCATCAGAGGTAAAATTCAAAGAATTAAAACCCATTCAACAAAAACAGGTTGTGGCATTTCAAAGAGTAATTGGTGCAGACCATTCTCAAATTTTTTCTGGTATTCACGGAATGGTTGTGGATATTCCAGCAAGAGGTAATTTTGGAACTGGTTATCGTTTTGGAGCTGATACTCTTAAAAAGTTATTAGCATTAAAGATTCGCTGGGTTGAAGCAGATGGTGATGTAATTTCAATAGGATTCTAATATGAAAAGTTTAAAAGAAGCATTTGTAAAAGGTGTAACTTACGGAGGAACTGTTTGTAAAGGTGGTTGCTTTATGGGTAAGGAAGGTTTAAAGAAAATAATTAAAATATCCAAAGAATTACCTAATAATGTTTTCATGTTTAGAGATGACAACTATTCTGGATTACAACCACACTTTATTAAAAATGGTGTAGTTGCTAAAGCAAATACAATTGGTAATCCATCTTACGATTTGGAAAGACATAAAGTAAGAAATTTAAATATAGGTAAAGATGTAATTCTTTCTGTTAGATTATTTGAAGGAGTTAATGAATCTATAAAAGAAGCAAAATCAGATTACGAAGTATATCACAAATCATATACATCAGCTATAAATGCAGCTAGAGCATATGCAGAGAAAAAAGGATATGAAATAAATGACGATGATGCATTCAGACAAATAGGAATGGGCCCTCGTAAACCATCGGAAGGCAAGACTAATAAATTTAGTATTGAATTATCTAAAGATGGTAAGGTTCAAAGAAAGAAACTTCAAATTCAGGTTTATGGTATGAGAAACTCATATGAATTGAACGCATATATCCAATAAGAAATGAAACTTTCGGAATGTATTATTGTATCTAAAGAAGTTGGTGATAAGTTTATTCTGGCTAAAAATAGAGATAGAGCTTATAATCCTGAATTAGAAATTATTCACACTATTATAGATGGTGTTGAAGTTGCATATTTGCATGATATAATTACCGATTGGAGTGAAGGGTTGAATGAAAATGGAATTGGAGTTGTAAACTCAGCACTATTAGTTGGACATGATGAAGCTGAACATAAGATAGTTAAAAAAGGTGGTAAACCTGGACCTGATGGTGATAAGATGAGAAACATTATCAAACAACCAACAATCAAACAGGCATTAAAAGCGGCGATAACTTATAAAGGTAAGAGTGGATTATCCCTAAAAGGACATACATTTGTATCATCTCCAAAACATATGGTTAGTATTGAAACTACATCTAAACACAAACCAGATATTAAGGTACAAAATTCGGAATCACCGGTTGTTCGTACAAATCACGGACATATGTTCACCGATGCTGGATACACAAATGGTGAGAAATATCTATCATCTAAAATGAGAAAGATATCCGCTGAAAAATCAGTTGATAAGGTAGAAGATTGGAAAGAAATAGCAAACGCTATGAGAAAGGAATACTTTCCAAATAGACCACAATTGAATATGAAAAGAGATACCAAAGAGATGTCTACTTCTTCACAAACGGTAATGAATCTAACAGACCGTATATTACAAATTACATATTTTAAAGATAAAGTAAAGGAGTTTAAGGGTATAAACAATCAACTACCTAAAGATTACCAACCGAAGATAAAAATTGAGATAATAGAATTATAATTCCACTTTTTTCATAATACATATTTATAGACATACAAAAATACTAAAGTATGTCAACAGATTTCGAGTTATTTAAAGGAAAAAATCTAAGTTCTCTATTTGAGGACATTTATAACAACCAATTAAGTAAAAAACAAAAAATAAGTTCTTTAATAGAAGAATTAAAGAAGATGATAAAACATGCGGGCGATGTAGCCAGTATAGGGCCTATATTATCATCACTCATTGATAGTTCAGTTAAGAACGATGACCAGTTAGTTAAACTGGCAACCATTGCAACAAAAATTATAGCAGCAGAAAAGAAAACCGAAGGACAGGATGGATTCCTTACTGAATTTGAAAAGAATCAATTGCTTAAAGAATTAGAAGAAACTAAACAAGAAGTGGAAAGAGTAGATGATTTAGAATTTGAGTTAGAAGATTTAAAAAAGAAAATGAAGTAATATGGGTAACTTATTTGCAAATAGAATATCCAATTCTAGAAATATTAGAACTATTGGTACCGGTGAAGTTACAACAGAATTTGGTGTAGTGTATTCGGTAATATTGGATGAAACCCATCCAGATATAGCACAAAAATCCAATAAAATGGCATACATTGGGGCTATAAAATTTAGAGAATTAAATAATTTTACATCAAATGAATCGGAATTACCACTTGCTTTAAAACTGGATTCGAATACAAATAATTTACCAACTGTAAATGAAATTGTAAAAATTGTAAAAAATGGTGCTGGGATATTTTATCAGAGAATGTATCCTAGTGATAACCAAAATACAAATGCGGTAATTAATCAAATCAGTACAAAAAGAGAAGATAAGCAAGAAGATAAAGCACCAGAGGGAAATATACAAAATATCAGAAACGTACAAGCAACAGGTATTACTAAAACGAATCAAGATTTAAGTTCTAAATTTGATAAATTCGGTGATTATTTTAAGTTTGAACCTGGTATTCATAAATTAAAATTATACGAAGGTGATACAACTATTGAATCTCGTTTTGGTCAATCAATACGATTTTCTGGATATAACAATCCAGGTAGAGTATTTGCACCAACAACTATTATAAGAAACGGTGAAAATAGTATAAGTAAAGCATCTGGTCCTGATGTAACAACAACCGAAGATATAAATAGAGATGGTACTATCATAGCAATGACCTCTGGACAATATGAATTGGGATTTCAACCGGGAGTAGTTGATAAAAATGGCACATCTGATTTTGCAACAAAACCTAATAGTTTTGATTCATATCCGCAAAAATTAAGTGGAGACCAATTACTTTTAAATTCGGGTAGAATTATTTTATCTTCAAAATCAGGTGAGTTAATTTTTTATTCAAAAAAGAATTATGGTTTTATTTCCGATGGGGGATTATCTATTGATAATAAATTGGGAATAGATGTTACTGTTGGAGATGATATTTTTGTAATGACAAATGACAGAAATGTAAACTTTTATACTGGTAAGGGTTCAATATTTTTAGGAAATCAACAATTAGAACCTATGGTAAAAGGACAGCAACTTGTTGATTTACTTGTTGAATTATTAGAAGCAGTAGTTAATATGCAATTTTTAACACCAGCGGGACCTACAAAAATTGGACCAGAAAATAAACCAAAATTTGATGAAATATCCGGAAAATTAAATAATATTTTGAGTAAACAAAATCAAACTTCATAAATTATGGCAGAATTTTTAAATAATATTGTAAATAAAGAAATTTCAAATCTACCAATAAATCCTACGGAAGCATTGGGAAAGATACAAGATGCTTCAAATTTAGTCAACAATTTTAATATTCCTGGAATTCCTAAAATTGATAACCCTTTAAAGGCATTAGAAGGAAAATTGCCATCAAAAGAATTAGCTGATAAGGCAGCTGCCAAATATAAAGAATTACAAGATAAACTTAATAATCTTAAGAAAACAAAAGTTAATATTAAAAAACCAAAGTTGTTTAAGCCAAAAGAAGTACCTGTACCTAAAAAATTTAAAAAAGCTGAATTAGAAAAATTAAAAGGATTGACAACACAAGCACAAGGATTGGCATCTCAGGCACAAGGATTGGCATCTCAGGCACAAGGATTGGCATCTCAGGCACAAGGATTGGCTCAAAACGCTTTATCACAGGCACAAGGATTAGCATCACAAGCAAAAGGATTAGCATCACAAGCACAAGGTGCATTATCGCAGGTACAAAGTTTACAAACAACGGTATTATCTCAGGCTCAAAACATAGCGTCAAAAGGGCAATCGGCCGTAGCACAAATTGCAAAAGAAATAAATAAATAAAATGTCTTGGGAAATTTTTAAAAATAACGTACTTCAAAAATTATGTGATGCATCAAGAGTATCTAGCATAGAATACGTTGCGGATGTTTATGCAAAAGAATATGATGCGTGTGTAAAGAGAGGTGGAGATAGTATAAACCGAATTCCTATTTTAAAAGGAAATATTGAAGGTATGAAAACGGCATTTATTAGAGCACTTAATACCGGATTATCATCTACTGATGCATATGATTTAACAGGTGCAATGGGAGAGGGAGTAAAAATATATTGGACAGGTGCAACTTTAGTTACACCAACTCCACCATTGATAACCGCTACCCAAGCGGCGGCAGGTGCGGTAGCAAATATAACGGCTAATAGTAATTATGTTTCTGTTGTAGGGCAATGGAAGAATACAAATGCGGGTGCAAGTACGCCACCAACTCCACCCAATAGACAAAATAATCAATCAAATACGGCACCATCTAATAGACAAAATAATCAACAAAATCCGCCACCTGGAAATCCAAGTGGTAAAAAAATATTAATAGTTGGAGATTCTATTACGGTTATATCAAAGTATACTTGGTCAGGAATATTTCAAACACAAAGAAAGGATTTAAATATTGAGATACTGGCAAAAGGGGGAGAACAACTTACCGCTTGGATGAAACCTAATTTGGAAGCAAGACTGAAAACTAATAAATACGATAAAGTTTATATCTATGGTGGAGTAAACGATTGTTATTCTGGTAGAAAAACTCCGCAAATTTTAAATGCATTACAAAGTATGGTTGATACAGTTAGAGCAACCGGAGCGGAAGCAGTAGTGGTAACGGGATATGATTCTGATATCGATATGGGAGATAATTCAACAAAACCAACTAGATTAGTAAAAACAAGAGCTGAAATGGAAAAATTATTAGCAGAGTATAGAGTTTTTCAAAAATCAATAAACATTATAAAAAATGCAATAATTGTTCCAAAAATTTCTTTAGGTGTTATTGGAGATGGATTCCACCCGTCATATGCACAGGCCAAAAGATTATATGAACATATATCAAAATATTAAAAATGTCTAAAATTATACCAAACAATAGATGTGAACTTTTAGTAAATGATTTTATATCATTGGCTAAACAGCATCTACTAACGGTAGAAGGACAAGCCGTTTGTACTACTACATTTGCAAATGGTCTTACTTTACCAAGTGTTGCATCTTGGAGAGGATATGTATGTGAGCCAGAGCAACCATCCGTATCAATACCAGATGCACCGGCCGTATCTACTGGGTTTAAAAGTACTGGTGATTTGACACTTGCTGAAATAGAATATTACAAAGAAGATGTTGAGCAATTATTTGCAGTTGCATACCCAGCCGAAGTAGAAGCGGCACCAATTTATAATGGAGCAAAAACAATTAATACTGCTAATACTCCAAATACATCGTATGTTGCAAGTGGCACAGATGCAAGAAAGATTGCAGAAAATTATTTAGGTAGAAATATGTCAGATGAAGAATGGAGTAATTTTATTGCAGCAATCTTTTCAGAAGCAGGAAGAAACCAAACCGAAGAAGCATATGTAGCGGCTGCTATATTAAATAGGGTTAGAACCAAATTTACACCAGTAGGAGCAGGTAATACCAGATTTAAATTTGATACGGTTACGGATATCCTTTCCCAACAGTTTCAGTTTGAAGCCGTAACTGGTAGTTCTATAAATGGATTTAGAGCCAGTCCAAACTATTTAAACGGCCCTACTAGAAATATTGAAATATCAATATATGGAGCTATAAAAAATATTTTACCAAATGTAGATAAGAGAATTATAAACTTTACTTCTAATAATGATTGTTTGTACGTTAATTGTGATAGAGGTAATATTATTTATCAAAACGGAAAACCAGTTAGAATACGAGGAAGAAGTTACGATTATCTATTAAATTTGAGAAAAAAAGGAATTGTCATAGGTAGTTCTGTTTTCTCATTTTAGGATAAACTCAAAAATAATCAATCTAAATATTTATAAACATAACAAATCAATATTATGAATACTGATAAACTATTACAGGCCATACAAATCTTAATAAAAGAGGAATTAAAACAACAATTACCAACCTTAATTAAGGAAACTGTAAGAGCCGAAATGAAAAAACTAATATCAGAAGGAAAACAACCTACTAAATCAAAAAATACTGGATTATCAATGGCCAAAGCTATGATGGAAGATGAAACGATAGTAGAATCTATTCAAACCAAAGTAGTAGAGCAAAAGCAATTTAGTAAAAACCCAATGATTAATCAAATTTTAAATGAAACTGCAATAGCACCGGCTACCGGTGATGGTGGATTCAGAACAATGAATTTTGGACAAGCAGATATGGGTTCAATTGTAGGTAGAACTGCAATAGCTGATAAAATGGGATATGGTGATTTAGCTAGAGGACCACAGCCAACTGGATTGGGTGTTCAAACTGGTGTTGCCGAATTGGATAAAGCTTTGAATAGAGATTATTCTGAACTTGTTAAAAGATTTAAGAAAAAATAATGGCAATAATAGTTGGGCAATATATCGTAACAGGGAATAATAAAAATGTTCAAGATTATGCATATGGCATAAAATACCCATATGCTATGACAAATAATACATTTGAATTGGCATATGATAATATAACTCAACTTAAAACGAATTTAAAAAATTTATTATCAACAAAAAGAGGAGAAAGAATTAATCAACCACTTTTTGGTTCTAATCTACATCAATTTATTTTTGAGCAACAGAGTGAAGATTTGAATAATAAAATTTTTAATGAAATAGAAAGAACGATAGCGTTCTGGATTCCGCAGGTATCAATTTCGCAGATAGAAGTAAGTTCTACTCCAGATATGTTAGATAGAGGAGAATTGGAAATAAAAATAACTTTTCAAGCGGATTATAATAATCAGTTATTTGATGTAAATTTTAAAGTAAGAAGCTAACATATGGCAATAAATGTTGTAAATAAGAATTTTAAAAATAGAGGAAAGGATGTAAAATATCTTAATAAAGATTTTGAATCCTTTAGAAGTGGACTCGTAGAATACGCAAAAACATACTTTCCTAAAACATATAATGATTTTAGTGAAGCATCGCCAGGTACAATGTTTATTGAAATGGCAGCTTATGTTGGGGATGTTCTTTCTTATTATATAGATGATACATTTAAACAATCATTAATGCTATATGCAGATGATATACAAAGTGTAATTCCTTTAGCAAGATTTTTAGGATATAAACCAAAAGTAACATCACCGGCTGCTGTAAAATTATCGGTGTACCAACTGGTACCGGCAATAGGTTCTGGAGTAAATAATAAGCCGGATGAAAAATATTATTTAAGAATTAAATCGGGATTACAAGCTACATCATCTAATGGAATAAATTTTATAAGTTTAGATATTATCGATTTTTCTCAAGAAATTGATAGAGAAATTACTGTTTATCAAAGAGATTCTATAACCGGAGAACCAACGTTTTATTTAATTAAAAAATATGTAGATGCAATATCTGGCAACGAAGTTGAAAAGATAATAGACTTTAATTCATATACACCGTATCAAAGAATATTGTTACCGGAATCAAATGTGATTCAAATATTAGATGTAAGAGATTCTAATAATAACAAATGGTATGAAGTTCCGTATTTAGGACAAGAAATGGTTTTTATTGAGCAACCAAATATAGAATCAAAAGATCCTGATTTATATCAGTTTAAATCATCTGTTCCTTATATTTTAAAAACAATAAAAACGCCTAGAAGATTTGCAACCAGTATTAACACCGATGGTACAACCTTAATACAATTCGGCGCAGGAGACCCTTCTGCATCCGATGAACTATTAATACCTAATCTTAAAAATGTAGGTCTTGGATTGCCAAACTCTATTAATAGATTGGAAGAATCTTTTGACCCAACTAATTTTTTAAAAACAAAAACATACGGTACATCACCTGCAAACACAACAATGACGGTTAAGTATTTAATCGGTGGTGGAGTACAATCAAATTCACCAGTGAATTCAATTAATTCTATAAGTAGAATAGAATTTGATGAGGATATTACATCATTTTCAACAACCGAACTTTCGTTATATATTAAAATGAAAAGTTCAGTTGCAATTGATAACGATGTACCTGCGTATGGTGGTAAAAACGGTGAAACTATTGAAGAAATTAGACAAAATGCATTAGCAAATTTTGGTTCTCAAAATAGAGCAGTAACCACAAAAGATTATCAAGTAAGAGTATTATCGATGCCACCAAAATTTGGTGCTGTTGCTAAATCTTACGCAACCGCTGATGGTACGTTGGATAATAATTCTCCGGCCTCTATATTGGCATCTCCAAATAGTTTGCAAGAATTTACCGATTTGGTTATGAGTTTTGTAAATAAACCAGATAATGAAGAACCGGATGTTGCTAGTGTTAAAGAAGATATTACAAAATTTTTAATTGGTAAAACATCAAATGAAAATGAAAAAAATAATCCATTTGCAATAAATCTATATTTGTTAGCATACGATGTAAACGGTAATTTAACAGGTGTAAATAGTAATAGAGCTTTAAAAGAAAACATTAAAACTTATTTGAATGAATATAAAATTCTTACAGATGGTATTAATATTTTAGATGGATTTGTCATAAACATTGGTATAGATTTTGAAATTATTTGTTATGAATCATATAATAAAAGTGAAGTATTGATTAATTGTATTAATGAATTAAAAGAATATTTTATAATAGATAATTGGACTTTTAATCAAACTATTAATTTAAGTGAGATTGAATTGTTACTTGCTAACGTAGAGGGTGTACAATCAGTTCCTATGATAAAAATAACTAATAAATGTGGTGATGAATATACTCCACATTCGTATAATATTGATGCGGCAACCAAAGATAAAATTGTTTATCCATCATTAGACCCTTCGGTTTTCGAAGTAAAATATCCAGATAAAGACATTAAAGGTAGAGTAAGATAATGGCATACTATTTTTTAACAGCATCAAAAGATGCAGCGATATATCTCCAACAGCCCAATCAAAATTGTGGCTTAGATGAAGTAATGGAAATAAGTAAAATTTACTATGGAAATATAAAAGATATTTCTAGAGCTTTAATAAAATTTGAAAATGGATTTGTATCAAAATCAATAGCAGAAGGTTCAATGAAATTAACTGAAGCTACTCTAATATTAAGAGAAACTGAAAGTGAAGAAATTCCTTTGGATTATACATTATATGGATATCCAATATCTCAAAGTTGGCAAATGGGAGTTGGGACTAGGTTTGATGGTGTAACGACACAAGGAGTTACGTGGAATTATAGAGAAGGTGATTCTAATTTAGATTGGTTACCAATTGGTGTATTTTCTGGAAATGCAACTGGCTCATCTCAAGGCCAGGGTGGTGTTTGGTATTCTTCACCATCTACAAACCAATCATTTAGTTACCAAACCGCAGATATTCATATGGATGTTACATCTCTTTTGAGAGCATGGAATAGTGGTTCTATAAAAAATGAGGGTATGGTAATTAAACATTCCGGTGAAGTAGAAAATAATACGGAAGATTACGGTATAATAAAAGTATTTAGTAAAGAAACTAACACGATACATCAACCAAAGATTAGAGTAGGATGGGATGACCAATTGTTTGTAGTGGGTTCTTTATCACCTTTAACAAGTGATGATATTGTTGTTAGTGTGAAGAATTTTAAAAAAGAATACAAGTTAGGCACTAATCCTAAAATAAGAGTTTTTGGTAGAGAGCAATTTCCTTTAAAAACTTTTTCAAATTCATTTGCGTATAATACAATAAAATATTTACCAACATCATCATATTATCAAGTAAAAGATTTCCATTCAGAAGATATAATAATTCCATTTGGAGATTATTCAAAATTAAGTTGCGATACTAGTGGAAATTATTTTAAATTAAACTTAAGTAATTGGGAGCCAAATAGGGTTTATAAAATTGAATTTAAAATAGATAGAGGGGATGGTGATGTGAAATATTTTGATGAAGATATTACATTTACTGTTCTAAAAAATTAATATGATAAAAAGTGGATTAAAGAATGAGGATAAAGTTAGTGAATTACTAATTAGTGGTTCTTTGGCGATTAAGACAAAGAATAATTCAGGTGTCCACATATTTGATGATAAAAATTTAGAAGCTGGTATAATTTTTGGTAAACTTACAAAACCAAAATATGATGAGAATGAGGTATTAAAATCTATCGATACAACAATCATAGAATTATTACCAATAGAACCACCGCCGTTAGATGATACCGTTCCACGTCCGATATATAATGAAGCAACTCAATCTATAATAGATTTAACCGAAGAAGTTACTGAATTGAATACAATTGTATTGGATTTAACTGCAAAGGTTTCTGAATTAGAAATAGTAACACAAAGTTTAAGAATAGAAGTTGATAATCAGAGTTTAAATGCAGCACAATCACAAAACAATGCAGCACAAATTGGGTTAAAAATAGAAACATCGGTAGTAGACCTTTCAAATGCTATTCAAAAAGCAACATCAGAAGCTATACAAAGAGCATCATTGACAGCAAGAATTGCTTCTTTAGAAGAACAAAATAGAGAATTGAAAGAAAAGCTAGATGGTAAAGATGCGAAACTTGCGGAAGGTTCTAAAGTTGGAATGGATGTATCTCTTAAAGTTATCAAAAAAGGAGAGGAAGGTGGAGATGATATTTTATTCAATTCAAGAGCAAATGCAAAAGGTGAAGTTACTTGGATAAATGGTCCTGACGTTGAGGTATATAATTTTTCAAATGAAAGTATAACCGTTTCATTTGAATCGACTGGAGAAACCGGAGATGCTTTAGAAAAAGTAGCATCTGTTACACTTGAACCTAAAGCAAAGAAAATAATATTACTAGCGCCAAACAAGGGAGCTGTTAGAGATAAAACACCTGCTAAAGCGGTTGGAACTAGTAGGGATAAATTATATAAAGGTTCATTTATAGCAAAAACTAAATCATCAACAGTTACATTGACCGTTGGACTACAAAAACAAAGAGGTAATAAATTTGAAGGATAATGGCAATAAAATCATTTAAAGAAATAATTGAAAATAAGGGGTATAGACTAAACCCACAAGACAGAAATATTTTTGAAGAATCTGATATACAATCTTTTTTTGGTATTAGTGAAAATGATTATATTGAGTTTGTAATATACGATGCAAACGATAATCAATTAAATCAAAAAAATTATGGTGGCGTACGATATATACCTTTAACTGGTCAAAACATTAGAGATTATTTTTTATTAACCGAAGGAACTTTATTTCAAAAATATAAATTCCCATCGGAATATTTTATAGATGTAAATCGTTTAATAAAAGAAGCCGGATATAATTCAGGTATTTTTAAAACACAAATTACATTAATTAACAAACGATTGGGCAGTGATAAGGAATTTGATAAAGTTTGGATTCAAGAAATTTCTCCATCAAGAACGGAGATACGCGTTTTAGTACACAAAAAGGGAATAGATTTATTTTCAGAACTTGGGCAACAATATAACGCATTTGTTAATGATTTGGAATTTAGAGATGATACGATACGAACTATTTTTGAGTATATCGAAAAAATTAATCCATCAGTTATTAGTACTTATTTGAAATCAACATATTCTGAAAAATGGGTACAAAAGCTTGTGCAAGAATATAATTTAAAAGATTTAGATTTATTTTGCACTCAAATTTATAATAAGTTCATGGAATCTACGATATATGAATTTACAAACCGAATATCTGATATCAATGATATTAATTATGGAAAACCAAAAGGTGTTAAAAACAGTATAACCCTATCTAAAAATGATATAAGAAAAATATGTGAAAGAATTTTGGTAAATGTTTTGCATAAATTTATGTTAGTACCTAATGTATCGTTTGGTTCTAAAGTAAATCAAACAATACAAAGTATGGATGAAGTTGAAAAAATAATTCAAACAAAGACATCAGATTTACAAATTGATACAAAAATACCAGAAAAGAAAATAGCGGTTATAATAAAAGAAACACCACCGGAAGAAGTAATTAAAGAAAAGGCAATTAAAGATGTGATATCGGATGTTATTAAAGACGATATCATAATACCAAAGACTGATATATTGCCTGCAGATGAAGTTGGTGTTTTACCAAAATTAGAACCACCACAAGAAATTGTTGTAGAACCTAAACCTATTGGCGCTCTACGAGGAATTTTCAGAGGCAGAGGACGTGCGATTGATAATCGTCAGGCAGAAGGAAATAATAGAAATTCATTTGATATAATGGATTCGGTACAAAATAGGATTTTAGAATAAAATATTTATATCCAAATGGCAAGATTAAATGACGATAGAATAGAACAATCGGATGAGCTCATAAAACAACAATTGGAGCAGAATGTAACATCGGTAGTTGATACTTTACAACCGGTTGATGCTGTTATTTTGCCTGATGGTAAGCCAGCCATTGTGAATAATAACAATGATATTGTACCAATAGGCGGACAAAATACAGCTGGCACTATAAATCAGGATGGTAATCTTATTTTTATTGTCAATTCAAATGAAAGTGGAGCTACACTATTTGTAAATGGGGAAAATACATTTAAAACAACTCCTACAAAATTATCTTATACTTTAGGTGATATTTTAAAATTAGGACAAGTATTAATTACTTCTCAAAGAAGAGATGTATTTGCAAATGAAAGCTATAGAATTACGGTTGTACAAAATCCTAATTTTAGCGATACAACGTTTAATAATTATGAGCCGATATTAAAAAATGTAGACGGATTTTTATCGGTTGAACCTGATGCTAAAAAGGCAATTTTTACAAAAACACCACCTTATTCTTTTAAAATAGAATATTATATTGGAGATGTTTTACAAAATTCGGATATAACTTTTGATAATCAAAATGTTAGAGATTTATCATTTAATTTTCCGAAAAATACAAAACTACCAGTTGTACCCGTTGATGATGTTGCAATAAAAACACCTACGTTTAATTTAGTAGTTTCCGTTACCGGTCCAAATAGAGCGATATTCCAGAAAATGGTAAAGGTACACCTGTTATAGCTGTAACTGGTGAAAATTTAGTTTATAGATTTACATTGACCGCCAATTCAGTTTTAAATGTAGAAGTTGAAGAAATAACTATAACCGAAACTACAACACCTTCACTTTCTATTGTAACATCTGATTCTTTATTAAAATATAATATTAATTCAAAAGCAGATTTACCTTTAGTTGTAAAGGCAAATGGAAATGTAACATCTATAACCGCTTACGTTAAAGATAAAGAATATACTTTTACAAAGGATAGTGCACAGAATGAAACGTTGATAATAATTCCTGGTTCGGCGTTTGATACGATAGGAAATTATAAATTAATATTAGTTCCTAAAAATGTATCAATCGATGGTAATCCATTGGAATTATCGATACCGGTATTTGATGAGGTGTTTGTTGGTGTTCCTGATTTAAGAAACATAGTATATCCTAAAGAAATAGTAGGAGCTGATTATTCTGGAACAAATGTTGATTTTCAAATATCATATGATTCCGTAAATACTGATTTTGTTAGAATATATATTAATAATTCTACCGGATATTTCAGACAAGCTGCGGGTGGTAATGTCAGTTTTAATTTTCAAAAACTTCTTGAATATATTAATTACGATACTTCTGCAAATGATAAAGTAATTAGTATTATTTTAAAACTTGTCCCATATAACATAAGTGGACAGAAAGAGGTAGTTGGTAAAGAAGAAACAATTTCTATTAATTTCCAAAAAAGTGATTTAGAGATTCCTAGAAATGTTGCAATTAATAGAATTGCTGAAGGGTTCTTAAATCAACTTGAATCAAAAATATTTGATGAAGAAACAAATAAATATCTTACACATTTATTACATTTAGGAGATGCTAACAATAAGGTAATAACAACTTGGTTGGGTGATAGAAACACTTTGATTTACAAGTTATACGAACCACTAGAAACATCAATACAGCCAAATCAAGAGTTATGGGTATCGAAAGTTATTTCAACACCTATAATTGAAACCGTTACTATTGTTGGTGAAGAAGAAATTACCTGTAATACATTAAGAGGGCCTAATTTTTCTTTACAACCAGATAATGGAATAGAGTTTCAGATATATGATACATTGGTAGCAAGTGGTTCGGTAAGTTCTACATCACTTGTAAGTAATTTTGCATTAAAGAATGGTATTGATACTTCTAAAATAACAATCCAATATGCAAGCGGTTCTGAATATTTGTTTGAAAACTTTATAAACTTTAGTTCGGCAACGGAAAGAGTTGAAAATTTTGTTTATAAGGTAAAATTATTGGAATATTATGATAGTAAAATATCAGAATTAAGTTCAAATTCTATTGGTGAAACAAATGAGAAGAAAAAATTTGAAAACGCATCGGTAGAAATTAAAACTAATTTCGATGGATATGAAAAGTATTTATATTATACAACAAACGAAGAATCAAATGGATTAGCATATCCAAAAACCAATCCATCATCATCTATATTAATTAATACCACGTCATCTTTATTTACGTTGTGGTATGATACTGCGTTGGATGCATCTATTGTATTCGATAAATACAATCCAAATAAAATTAGTAATAACATACCGGAATACATAATAGAATCCGAAGAAAATAAGGAATTTGTTATCTTTATGGATATGTTAGGACAGCATTTTGATGCATTGTGGATTTACATTAAATCATTATCCAAATCCAAAGAATTATATGAAAACTCCTTATATGGAATTTCTAATGATATGGTAATACATATTTTAGAATCTTTGGGGTGGAATTCTAAACGTGCATTTGATTCTAACTTTTTATGGGAATATGTATTTGGGCAATATCAGGATGGACGTCAAAAATATTCCAAATCATTAAAATCTGCAAATGAAGAAGTTTGGAGAAGAATATTAAATAACCTTCCATATATTTTAAAGCATAAGGGAACTGGTAGAGCTATGAAAGCTGTAATGGCTTGTTATGGTGTACCACAATCTATGTTGACTATAATGGAATTCGGTGGACCACAAGACCCGAGTAAAGGTGGTAGTACACAATTTACATTTGATGATAGAACAGCGGCTTATTATTTAAGTGGGAGTTCATCTGTAAAAGTTCCTTGGGTAAGTTCTTCTTTGACAAACGATTATCCAAATTGTATAGAGTTTAGAATTAAACCAGATACTTTACCAAACACGGTTTATACATTGATATCCGGAAGTGAGTGGAGTTTGGATTTAGTAAAAACAACCGGTTCATTTGGTAAATTGGAATTAAACTTCGGTGGTGACCAGGCGTTAGCTCCATACTTTGCTCCTACTGGACCAAATACACCGTATATAACATCAACAATAATTTACGCATATGGTCCTGATTATAAAACAGGAAGTTTAGATTTTCCAATTTCAACCGAACACTATTCAAATGTTGTAATCAATAGGCATAATTATCCAGGTTCAACTTCATTATTTGAAGTATGGTTGGGAACATCCGATGGTGAAAGAATTATAACATCGGTGAGTATGTCTATATTAAGTGAAGATACTCAATGGGGAACTGGTTCTTATGTACAAATTGGTGGAAACGGATATAAAGGAAACGTAGATGAATTCCGTCTTTGGAAAGTTCCTTTACAACGAAGTAAGTTCAATAATCATACATTATTTCCAGATGCAATAAATGGTAATTCATATACAGCTTCTACTGAAGATTTATTATTCAGATTAGATTTTGAATATCCGAAAGATAGGAATATTGACCCGTATATTAAGAATGTGGCAATAAATGATACATATGGGCATAATTCGGCAACTGCTAGTTTTACTTATGTTGCACCAAATTATCCATATCAACATACTCCATACGATAGAACGGTAACAGCAACTGTGCCATCTTTAGGATTTGGATATTCTAATAAAATTAGATTTGAATCTGCTTCTTTAGTAACTGATTTATCATATAAAACTAGAGCAACTAAAAAATCATTTGACCAATCACCAATTGATTCCAACCGTTTAGGATTATTCTTCTCTCCTATTAAAGAAGTGAATATGGATATCCTAAAAACTTTTGGTGATTTTAATATAGATAATTATATTGGTGATTATAGTGATGAATATAAAGATGAATATCGTACTTTATCAAAACTTAGAAATTATTATTTCCAAAGAATGGAAAGAAATATTAATGAGTATATACAATTGGTAAGATACATTGATAAATCTTTATTTGATGTATTAGCAGATTTAGCTCCTGCAAGAGCAAAAATATCTAAAGGATTATTAATTGAACCACACTTTTTAGAAAGAAGTAAAACTAGATGGAATAGACCTTCATCGGAAAGAAATGACCACGAATCGGCTATTTCATTAATGGATACAAATCAGATTGATTCATCATATGAAGTAAAAGAAGGAGAATTAAATAATCAAGATATAGCAACACTTGAAGGTAATTTAAATAATTACGATGGTATTGTGAATGCAGGTGATGTTTACGAATTAGAGGGTACTAATCCTAATTACGAAGGATTGGTTGACTATAATGTTACCGATATGCTTGAAGCAGATGCACCTTTCTTTGATACGTTTATACAGGCATTACA